GATACAAAATAGATATTCGCCCTTTGCAAAGGGATTGAAGAAAGAGGACTTCGACTGCATCGACTTTGACCTCAAGGGTGAGCGATGTAAAGAACAATGTGCCTTTTGTAGTATTCAATGAAAATAATACAAAGAAATGATTTCTTATTACGGAAGCAAAAGTAAATTAGTAAATCTTTATCCTGAGCCTACGCAAGATAAAATAATAGAGCCATTTGCTGGAACTGCAAGGTACTCTTTAAAATACTGGGATAGAGATGTGCTTCTTGTAGATAAGTATGAACCAATAATAAAGATATGGCATTGGCTTCAACAGGCAAGTGAGAAGGACTTGGATGGATTACCAGTATTAAAGCAAGGGGAATCATTGAAGGATTACAATTTAGATGAAGGCGAATTTCTCTTTCTTTCTTTTATAGTAAACGAAGGTGTTACAAGCCCTAAGTACACAGTAACAAAAAGAGCCTCAACAAAGGTTGAGTATAAGATTCAAACAACTAAAAATATATTGCCTAAGATAAAGCATTGGGATATACGTCTTGGCGATTACAATGAAATAGAAAATACGAAAGCAACTTGGTTTATAGACCCACCTTATTTCAATGGTGGCGAACATTATCCCAAGAGCAATAAATTCATAAACTACACCGAATTATCTGATTGGTGTAAATCAAGGCGTGGTCAAGTTATAGTATGTGAAAACGATAGTGCTGATTGGTTGCCTTTTGAAAACCTAAAGGAATATTGGGGTGGCATAAGAAGAAGTATGGAAGTGATGTATCATAAACAACAATGAAAAAAGTAAATCTAAATCCAAAGTACCATAGTCTATTCAACTCATCAAGCAGATACCATATCTGTACTGGTGGGCGAGGTAGCGGTAAATCGTTTGCAGTGAACACATTCCTTGTACTTCTCACTTATGAGCAAGGACACAAGATACTTTTTACACGATACACAATGACTTCGGCAAGTATGTCGATTATACCTGAGTTCTTAGAGAAGCTGGAACTTATGGGTATTGGCGAACATTTTACCGTAACTAAAACAGAAATCATAAACAACCTAACTGGTAGTAGTATATTCTTTAGCGGTATCAAAACTGCAAGTGGCGACCAAACAGCAAAGCTAAAGTCTATTCAAGGTGTAACTACTTTTGTTCTTGATGAGGCGGAAGAACTTACAGATGAAGAATCATTCGATAAGATTGACTACTCGGTTAGGGCGACTGGTAAACAGAATAGGTGTATCTTAATTCTAAACCCTACTACAAAAGAGCATTGGATATATCAGAGGTTCTTTCAGAACAGAGGGATTGCCGATGGGTACTTAGGCGATAGCGAAAACATAAACTACATTCACACGACTTACCTTGACAACAAAGAACACTTGTCTGAATCCTTTGTCGCCCAAGTAGAAGATATGAGAGAACGCAGACCAGACAAGTATAAGCACCAGATACTCGGTGGTTGGTTAGATAGAGCAGAGGGTGTTGTATTTACCCATTGGCGCATTGGTGAGTTCGATGAAGAACAGGACACAATCTTTGGACTGGACTTTGGTTTCTCAACAGACCCCTCAGCGCTTACAGAAATCGCTATAGACAAGACACGCAAAATAATATGGATTAGAGAGCATTTCTACAAGGCAGGTATGTCCACCTCCAATATCTTTGAGATGTGCCGTAGAATCGCAGGAAAACAGCTTATAGTGTGCGATAATAGTGAGCCTCGACTAATAAGTGAGTTGAAGATGAAAGGACTGAATATAACGCCAACGATAAAAAAGAAGGGTAGTATCTTAACAGGAATCGCCCTAATGCAAGACTACGATATGGTTATTGATAAAGGTTCTATAAACCTTATTAAAGAGTTCAATAACTATGCTTGGAAGTTGAAGGGGAGTATTCCGATTGACAACTGGAATCACGGTATTGATGGCTCAAGATACGCAATTCAATACTTACTAACGAGAAGCGTTCCCAAAGGAATGTATGTTATTCGTTAGAGTTCTCTATCTCTTTTTGAAGGTTTGCTAAAGCCCTCCACGCTACTTTAGCTGAATGGCGAATACCATCACTATCTATTGTACCAGCCTCAAGCAGATGTCTTGTAAGCGCATCTAACTCATCGCCAGACTTACTTCTATCCCAATGCAGGGGAGTGTTCGGATTGTGTTGCTCGTTGCCCACGAATGAGCATTGGGCGACCTCTCTTATCGCATCAGGGAAATACTTAAGTACGCCCGAATAAATAGGTGTTTGCTTCCTTGTGAATTCAATAGGGGTATCTGTGAATTCAATATCCCCATTGCTCGTTTCTTCAATATGTTCAATAGCTTCATCAAAATAGTTTCCTGTGAATTTAATACCCCCTGTGTCTGTTTGTTTCATATTTGTGAATTTAATAGGTATAAAAAAATACCCTACTCGACTGAATAGGGTATCTTATTGTAGAACTATAAAATCAATTTATACAACCTCTATGAAATGATTGCATGACAAATATAGTAATAATTTCTTAACATTGGCTTAACATTAGAAAAAAAATTTGTGTCTATGTTTGTACCATAATTTTAAAACATATAAAAATGAGAATAATTGAAACAGAAGTTTACGAATTTCACGAATTAAGTGAACAGGCAAAAGAAAATGCAAAGATTGAGTTAGTGTCAGAATACTTTTGGTCTGACGATGCTATTGCGAGTTTATACGCCTTTGCCGAAGAAATTGGCATAAAGATAATTGACTACTCTATTGATTGGTCTTGTTCTGCAATTAGTCATGTAAAATGGGAATGGTATTTAGATGAGCATAAAAACGATTTGTCTGTTGAGGAATTGACAGGTTATTGCATGGACTATGAATTGATTGATGAATGGAATAAAACAAAAGATGTTGACAATGCTATTAACCAATTATTATATGCATGTCAGAAAGACTATGAATATCAACATACAGACGAATATATGATTGAACATTGTGAGGCGAATGAATACGAATTCACAAAAGAAGGAACACTAATATAAAACACAATAATATGGAAATACAAATTGAATTTGGTGGGTTTTATTGCTGCCATGATGAGTACATTGAACAAAGGATTGAAGCAGATGATAGCTGGGGTGCTGAATGGGATTTTGGCAATATAGATTGGCAAAAGACATTTAAAGATTATTCCGTAAGCTGGTTGTATAGGTTCAATTCATTTTGTCATTTAGATTTGGAGTTTGTTGGAATTGATAGTCCAAAATACTACAATTTTACAACAGACAGAATAATTGCAAAGATAGATGATAAGGATATTGATAGCCTCATGGTATTTGTGGACTATGTGGAGTTTTATGAATACGCCAACCCACGATTGACTTCTCGTGATGGCTTCATTTCATTTTACAATGGACTTGATGATTTAATTGAGCGTTCTAAAAATGATGATGATGATAAGGCAATTTTACTCGGAATGGTTTGCGATTACCTTATTGAAGTGAATGAAGTAAATGAAGATATTTACGAATTGGAATATGATATATTTGAAATAAATGATAAATTAGTAGAAAATGAATAAGGAATTACTGAGAGAAACATTGAACGTTTTATTTGAATTGGAAATTTATTTTGATTTTGATGAAACCAAAGAAGGTAGAAAAATAGGAAACTTAATAAATAAATTACAAAAGGAATTATGAACAATGAAACACTAAAATTACTTGAGGATTGTAAAGATACATTTAAAATGCTTTTAGATGTTGAATTTCTTAATAACATAGACTTAGCTATGGAAATGATAAACAGAATTGATAACGCAATTAAAAACGAAGTAAATGGAAAGATATAAATATATATTATGGGTAGGTGGAATTGCAAACTACCACCACGACTACCACGAAGCAGTTTCAGATTATTGGAACTTTATTTCAGAAGGATATGATGATGTACAAATTGAAAATATAGAAAATGAAAAAGTTTAAAGTAAACATACCCAGCTTAGCGAATACCAATGCAGTATTAAACGCAAAAGACAAAGTCGAATTATTGGAAATAATTTGTAAGAAGTATAATGTAGATATTCAACGCCACCGAATTTTTGTAAAGGAAATATAAATTTAATAACATGAGTAAAGCAGAATATAAAAAAGCATGTGTAGTATGTTTCCACGATAATCATAAAGACAATTTCTTGTGTGAGAATTGTGGATTTGATTTCGATTTGGAAATTGGAACAGATGAGTTTGGATTGCCAACAATTCTATAAATTTAATAGGTGTAAATTTAATAGGGGTATGAATTTAATACCCCTATGAATTTAATAGGCTTGTGAATTTAATAGGCGTGTCAATTCAATAAGGTATGCACACAAGTTTGGCTTTACAAAATACCCTATTTTTTGGGTACATGTATCGTAATTTGCAAACCTACATTATTTTTTGTTTCCTTATTGTTAACTTTTATAAAATTGTAGTTTACAATTTGGTAACAATTTGTTAACGTTAATTTAACGTTATGTTAACATACGATATTTTTTGTGTTCGTATGTTTGTACCATAATTATAAAACATATATCATGAAAAGAAGTAAAAAACAATTTAAAGAAGACTTAGTAGCATTTTCAATAGTAGGTATTGTTGCCTGTTATATTGTATCGTGTGCAGTATCAATAATTTCAAATTTATAAACATGAAAAAAATAGAGTTAAATGAAATAGATGCTGCACTTGTTAAAACAGCGTTACACAGGTACAAAGATTTTTTAAAAGATATGACACAAAAAACAGATGACCCTTACCCATTTGAGGTTTACAGTTGGGTTATTAGATTACTAAATGATATTAAAACACAGACAAAATGAAAAAAATAGTACAAATTATCGATAAAGTTTCTAAAATAGGTACAATTATTTTAGGTATATTTTTACCCTTATATATTTTATTTCACTTAATTTTTAAATAATAATAACATGAAAACACTATCAATTTATAGTAATTATCCTCAAGAAATTATAAGAGAGGTAAACAAATTTAGACTTGAAAACAAAAATAGTTGGTATCAATTACAAATAACTTGTAACAATTACACACACAAAATTAAGGCGTTCGGTACATGGTTACAAATTTGCCGAACATATAAAAATGAAAAGTTATTATATAATAACCCCTCAAGCATGGATATAAAACCAACACAATTTAAACAACATATAAAAGATATATTAATATGAAAACAAAAGTAACGAATATCAAATCCCCAAATAACGGGAACTCAGTACCAAATCAATTTTTAATATATACACCACGTGGTGTATATTTTCAAAGCTATCAAAGTATAATTGCCTATAAACCAAACAAAGGTAAAACTAAATTAGATAGCTATTTTTGGAACTACTCACGAACCACGTCAAAGTATAGAAACTATTTTTTAAATGAAACAACAAAAGAAACTCAAAAGAAAATAGATAGCAAACAATATATTTTAACTGACTTAAATAAGTAACATGACAATATCAATATATAAAAATAAATTGTACTCAATTGAGTACAATAATAACGGAAGCTATACGCTCAAATGTAATGAAACAAAAGAGCCTATAAAAGAAACTTATTTTTTCTATACGTTAAACGAAGCAAGAAAAGAGTTTAAAAAACTAATCAGACAAAATATATAATCATGGCAAATAAAATACAATTTGAACACCTCCAGAAATGGAAG